CGACCAGACGACCCCCCCTATATCGAGGGGTGGTGCTTGATGGTGCGGTTTCCCGGCGCGCATTCGCTGTGGTTGTTTGATCCGCAGTTTGCCCCCCAGCTTTGCGAAGACATGGACTTCGGGCTGACTTTTCAAAAGGACCCCCCCGGCACGATCCTCCAGGTAGACGTCCCCATCCGGCACGCCCGCCACGCCACGGTGGACCCCAGCACCCAGCCCGAGGTCGCCGCGGCATGGGCGGATAATCGCCTCAAACTCATAGCCAAGTGGAAGTTGGGTGGCTCGCCGCCTTCCTCTCCAGGTTTTCAATCCACGATCCCTGGGCCCCCGCCTCCAGCCCAAGCCCACCCGCTGGGGTCCCAGGCCGCCCAGCAAGGCTGGACCCTCATCCCCTAACTGGCTTTCCCAGAAACTACAAAAAGGGTATTGTATTGATACCCTGTCTTGGCTACAGTGCAGTCAGAGTGGCGTAGCCACGCTGCCCTAGCTAGTCCCCCACCATGGACCAGCCGCCTTTGGTGATGGGGGACGTTATGCCTGACGATCTGACTACCAACTCTACCGAACCGGATCAGTCTGAGCCCGATCTGGTTGCCGCGCTGCAGGCCGCCGAAGCGCCTGCCTCGGAGCCCGACGGCCCGCCCGTCGAGCCTCTGCAATCGCCCCCCGTCGAAGCACCAGCCGAACCCCCGCCGCCGGAGCCGCCCGCTGGTGAACCGACGGCTACCGCGCCCGATCCTGCCGAACCGGGTGCCGGGGACGATGAGGCGACAAAGCTCACCCGCTTCATCGACGATGGTTGGGGCACCAAGCTGAAGGACAAGTACGAGAACGACGCCGCCACGATCACCGGCCTAGTCGAGCTTACTCGTGCAATGGGCCGCCGCGACGCCGACGCCGAGTACGGCCGGGCCGTACGCCAGCACGAGGGCGCCTTCCAGCAGTTCCTCCAGCAACAGCAGGGGCAGGGCCAGCCGCAACAGCAGCAGCCCCAGCAGCAGCCCGTTCAACCCCAGCAGCCGGCAGCCCCCGAGTGGGAGCAGGTGCGCCATTGGCAGGACATCGTGGCCCGGGAGGGTGAGAACGCCCCGGCAGACGTACGGCGAAACCTGGAGCAGGTGCAGCAGCGAATCCAGCGGGGCGCCTTCGAGTGGGCTTACAACCGCGACAAGCTGATTGCCGACGCTGTCAAGCAGCCTGCCACCGAGGTTGCCACCCAGGCATCTCAGCAGGTCACCCAGCAACAGCAGGCCGCCCAACAAGAGCAACAGCAGCTCGCGACGTTTAACCAGACGAACCAGAGCTGGATGTACCGGGACGTGAATCAACCGCACGACCAGAACAACCTCACGGACGAAGGACGACTGCTGCTACAGACGGCAGGGGCAGTGCAACACCAAGCCAAGCAGACGGGGCGCCCCGTCGCTTCCAGCCAGGCCCTAGAGTGGGCCCGGTTGATGTTGGTGGACCAACAGGTGAAGCAGCAACAACAGCAGCAGGCACAAGTCCAGCCCGTCCAGCCCGTGAAGCCTGCGGCTCAGCATCAGCCCGCGGTGGCCGCACCGGCCGGCGGCAACCCGGAAGAAGAATATCGGCAAGACATAGCCAACATTGGCACCGACAAGAGCATAGGACTGGGGGGCCTGTTGGCCAAGTGGACCGACCAGAGAGAGGCCGTCGCAAACCAAACCGGATAAGAAAAGGCACCAGCCAAAGGTGGGGGCGGCTGGTGCTTGGTGACCCCGGACGGACACCTCCCCTACGGAGCCCGTCCGGGGTCGCCGTTTTACCCCACCGCATCCGTCGCCAAAGCCAAGCCGCTCCACCGCCATGAACTGACAATTGAAACATAACCGATAAGGAGCAGCCATGGCTATGACTGCATGGGCTCGTCCCGCCGTTGGCGTGATCACCAACTATCTGAAGGGTATCACGGAAGTCGGGATGAGAGATTTCGTTCAGCTTGCGATGATGCGCAAGAAGGGGCGAATCAAGTACAAGGCAGGCGGCAAGGACTTTAACTGGCTCGCGACGTTCCGTCGTGACCCTCCCACTCGATCCGATGACCTCGAACCGTCTTCGTTCGTTCGGGTGAACAGAGAAAAGGCCGCCAGCCTCGGCTTCATCACCATCCAAAAGGGGGAACTGATCTCCAAGGGTGAGAAGCTGATGTTCCAGGACCAGAAGACGGCCCGGTACAACATCCTGGAGCGCGTGCTGGACAAACTCCACGAGAACTGCATGGAGTATTTCAACCGTACGGAGTTGTACAACGATTCGTCGGACGCCTCGAACGCTGATGGTCTGACGGGTCTGGAAAGTCTCTTCGGAACGACCACCACTCAGATCAGCAATTCGTGGCACAGCACCATGTCCAGCGGAACCTACGCTGGACTGAACCAGGTGTTGGGCGCCTACGGCGGTGAGGCCAACGCGCCCAGTGGCAAAGGTTATCCGATGGGCACGCCGGATCTTGCGTACAACTTCTGGCACCCGATGATCGTATCGTTTACGTCGTCGAATCTCACGGCCTCCACAAAAACGTGGATTAATACATGGAGGGAGTCCCAGAGAAAAGCAAGAACTTTCATGGAAGCCATGCACGGCAAAAAGCCGGATATCTGGCTGACTGATCCCATCTCCTACGAGGAAGCACTGACGAGCTTGGAGGAGAAGGAACGGATCATCGTTGGCGAGCAGGACAAGGATCTGGTGAATCTCGGGTTCCGTCACATCAAGATTGACGGCATTCCATTCATGTCGGAGTTTGGATGTACGGCCGAGACGTGCTATGGCCTGACCTGGAAGAAGATGCAACTGCTTTCGATGCAGTCGCAGCTTTGGGACGTCCAGAAGGACTTCGATATCAACTATTCGGGGGCGCAAAAACTTCTGATCGATTTTTACGGCCAGGAAAAATTTGAGTCCCCCGCGTGCTTTGCCAAGATCCACGACGGCGGCGACTGAGTCGTTTGAGGCTTCACGACGTTACGAAGAGGCTTCACAACACTACACGTAAAGGAGGGCTCAGATGCCCAACAGAATTTTACCGTTTCCTCGGGGCCAGACTCTCTACGATGGGGCCACCTCGGTTGACGACACGGCGAAGAAAATCATCGGGCAGTGCTTCGAGGTGCCCGATACGCTGCACGGTTCCGGTTCGAGAGTCGTGCTGCGGGCCGTGCAGAACGACAAAGGCTCGGCAATCACCCCTGAGCTGAAGTTCTACTCGTTCCAAAGTGGCAGCCACGACGAGTGGGGCACTAAGGTTGATGGCGTATGTGGCACCGAGGGCGAGCTAGGCAAGCCCATGGATGACTACACCAGAACCACAAAGCTCTCCAGCATCGTTGACCACGATGTGTTCTTCGTGGTCGAGGAGGGGAACTGCCGTGTGCTGAAGACTGCCACCACTTCGTTCACGGCCGGGATGGCCGTTCAGACGAATGTAAGAGGGAAGGCACTCAGGGCAGCGGCCGGCGATGTTGTGGTGGGCGCGGCCATCAGTAGTTACACCGCAGCCGTTACCAACATGGTTATCCGCGTGGAGCGTGGACTGAGCGTGTTGAGGTATCACGGCTAAACCAACCGCCGCCGGCAGGATTCGCCACCTGCCGGCGGACTTTACACCAGCCTACCAACACCAGCCAACAACACGAAAGGATGCACCAGCCGTGGAGCATTACAGATTGTGCATTGCGCGGCCCACCGGGTGGAACCTGGAAGCTGCCAGCATGGGAACGTGGCTCTTTCATTTTGGGTTCACCCTGCGGGAGATGAGCCCCGAACTGACGGAGATTGTCCAATTCAACGTCTCCAACCATCGGGTACCGCTGAGCCGCAATGGATGCGTGGAGTTCGCGCTGCGACACCAGTGTACGCACATGCTGTGGCTCGATGCCGATATGGGGATCGACGAATACGTCCAATGGGGACCGGCCGGCAGGCCGGCCAACGGCACAAAAACGTTCTGGGAAACGTCATGGCCGTTTATCAAGGCACACCCCGGCTCGATGGTGGCCATGCCGTACTGTGGCGGCGGGCCAGGGGAGCCCGTCCATGTCTTCGTGAAGACGCAGAAGGGCAGCCTCACGCGGCTAACACGCGCGAAGGCACAGCAGCAGCGAGGTTTTGCCAGCGTGGAGGCCGTGGGGTTTGGCGGCGTGCTGATGGATACCAGCATTCTACGGAAACTCTCTCGCCCCTACTTTTTCGACACGTTCACCAGCGACAAGCAGGACGACTTGCGGCACTCCAGCGACGTGGAGTTCTGCCTGCGGGCACGGGCGGCCGGGATTTCGATTTATGTCAACTTCGACTGCTGGGCAGCGCATTGGCAGAGGAGGTGCGTCCAGCGGCCTGGACACCCGGAACAGAAGGACCCGGCGATCGACGAGCCGATGTCGGCCGATCCGTCGGTGCCGGTATTGCAGGAGCGAATATGAGATGCCACGTAAGCGCCATCGCGAACGCGACGAGGAATATCGCAAGCGGATGGCCGAGTGGCGGCGGCGGGAGTACGACGCCCGCGGCAAGCTGGCCCCGCGGTATTTGAGGAGGGTGTTTCATGGCCGGCGGAAGCTGATGGGTTGGGTCCGCCGTTTGATGGCACTGAAGACGGACTTAGCAAAATTAGGCGACGAGCCGTATTGCCGCGAGGTGGACGTCGCACGAACCATGAAGACATTGGAGGCGGCCCGCAGCCTGGTGTCGCGGGGGGCGCCGTTTGTTCCGTGCGACTGCGTGGGAACCGAGTACGGGTGTGAGAAATGTCAGGGGCAACGATGGCTGACAATCGATCAGGTGCCGCACGTACAAAGCACGGGACCGTTGTAAAGATCACCGGCGTTCTCACCGAGACACCGGAGCTGAAGCAGCGGCCTGGGCGGGCGGACTTCTGCGAGGTGGCGGTTCGCACGAACGATTGCAGCCTGCCGGTGCGGTTCCTGGACCAGGAGGCTCGGGAGATTGCGGGTTGGACGAAGGGTTGCGAGGTGACGTTGGTGGGGACACTGCGGCGTTTCGAGTGGGAGAACGAGGGCCAGCAGCAACGGGAGCGGATGGTGGTGTTCTGCACGCGGATTGAATCGGCAAAAGGGCCGATGGCGGAGACGCAGATCGGGAGGGACTTGGCGTGAATATGCTGGCACAACACCAACCGGACGAGGCGATCGGCGAGATCCTGAAGGCCAAGCAGTCCAGGACCGACAGCGAGGCGGTGTGTGCTTGCGTGGTAGCCGCGTTCGGGGGTGCCGAGGGGATAGCCAAGCACCTGTTCACGCTCTACGGCGAACTGCCCGAAAAGTCTCCGTCGCGCGAGCGCATCCTGTCGAACATCATGCGGCTGGTTGCCCAGACTGGAAGCCCCCAGGGCGAGGTGCCCACCGAGGAAGAGGACGTGGAGGACCTGCGGGCCGTGTTGCAGGAGGTGGCCGACGGTGGAGACTGAGTGGACCAAGCTGTTGAAGGACGCGCCGGGCGCAGCGCCGACCCCGCCCCCACGGGCCGGCCCCTCGCCGCTGCGCGCGCTGAAGATAGCCGAGGCACGGGCGATCGCCACCCGCATCGCACAACGGCAGCGCGATGGGCTGAACACCTACCATCACTTGCCGGCTATCGAGGATTTCCATAAATCCACGGCACACTGGCGATTGGTGGTGGGCAGCAACCGCGCAGGCAAGTCCCTGGGTGTCGCGGTCGAGATAGCGAGAGCCGTTGGCGGGTGCGATCCATACAACAAGTATCCCAAGCGGAATGGACGATTCCTGGCGGTAGGCAAGGACGTGGAGCACCTGGGCAACCCGATGTGGCACCTACTGGCATCGCCGGGGGCGTTCCATACAATTCGAGACGCACGAACCGGGAAGATGCGTGCGTTGCAAACCCGCAGCGACGATCCCACGCAGTTGCGGCCCACCGACCTGGCACGCAGGAGCGAGTGGCGGCCGTCCGAGCCGCTGATCCCCGCCCGGATGATTAAGGATATCGCTTGGGAAGAGCGCAAGCGTCGCATCCCACGCATGGTGTCGCTTACCACCGGCTGGGACATCTGGTTCCGCTCCGGCGGCTCCGACCCCCCCCGCGGCATCCAGCTTGACGGGGCCTGGTTCGACGAAGAGTTTGACAACTTGGCGTTCTGGGCCGAGGCCAACGCTCGGCTGGTCGATCGCAACGGCGTGGGGATCTGGTCGTTTACGCCCGACGTATCCACTCCCCAGGCGGCCGAACTGTATGAGCGCAGCCAGCAGGCTGGCCAGAATATCGAGTCGTTCCTGATCCAGATTTCCGACAACCCGTTCCTCACGCCCGACGCCAAGGAAGAGTTCCGTAAGTCGCTGACCAGCGAAGAGGAGCTGGAGGTTAAATACTACGGTAAGTTTTCGCTGTTCGGCCGGCGGGTCTATTCCTGCTACCGTCCCGACGGCGAGCACGGCTGTGAACCGTTTGAGATTCCTCCCGAGTGGGCACGCTACGTTTTCCTGGACCCGGGACGACAGCGAGCCGGGACTGTGCTGGCGGCGGTAGATCCAGACGAAAGCCACATCTGGATCTACGACGCCTTCCCTCTACGCAACAGCAATGCTAACCGCTGGGCCGAGATGGTCGCCGCCCGCCAGGGGAAAGTCAAGTTCGAGGCGTTCGTGATCGACAAGCGATTCGGCCGGCAGGGACGCGCCGGGCAGGATGACCGCACGGTGGCCGAGCAATACTACCAAGCACTGAAGGACGTGGGGGTCGAACCCCAAGCGCTCGGCCCACTGGCCGGCTTCTTCTCCGGTAGCGACGACATCATGTTCCGCGAAGAGGCACTGCTGGATTGGATGCGGATACGGGAGGTGGGACCGTTCGCCGGCAGCGCCAAGCTGCGGGTGTTTCGGAACGTCTGTCCGGAACTGCACAAGGAGATCACGGACGCCTACTACGACCGCAAGAACCCGGATAAGCGAGTCAAGCTCCGGCTGTCCGACCTGATCGAAGCACTGGAGTACGGGGCGTCGGTCGATCCGCGATACCAACGGCCCGAGAAGGTGCCTGAGCCCGCCAAGAATCCAGCCGAGCAGGCATGGAAAAAGAAGCAAGAGGTTAAGCGTAAACGTGTCCGCCGGACACATGCCGCCATAGCGTAGTCGCCAATCTTACCAGGAGCCAATGTGATGGAAGAAGAACGAAAACAAGAGTGGGACCAGGCCCGCCCCGGGGATCGCGTGTACGTGTGCAAGCACCCCGATCAAATGGTCGCGGAAAACCCAAATAGGCCATTCGGGATAGTTACTGGCACGTCTGGCCTGACATGCACCATCCTGATCTACAAGGAGCAAGCGGGGGGTCCGATGTTGGGGCGGGGATGCCGTCACGTAGACGACCCGGATGCCCTTAGACCAACATTCTTCGAGGACGTCCATTACTACCTCTACCGCTTAGCCGATTCGGAACTGGACATCCAGACGGCCCTGCGGCAATCGGCGGAGGCGGTGGAAGCGTGCCAGGAGTTTGCACGGATGTTGGCCGGAACCTCCGGCGCCTCCGAGAAGCGTCCCCGAGGGCGTCCGAAAAACGAACCCATAGAGGCCGATGATGCCGCATGACGCCGAGGACATGCTCAGCAATGTGACGAGCCTCTGGCAGAGGCAGTTTGCGGTTGCCAGGAAGGTTAAGCGGTCGCGGTTCGGAGAGGCCGCCGACCGGTGCTGGGATTTCCTTGGTGCGGATTACCGGAAACTCTATCCTGATCCCGAGGGCGAGGGCGAGGAGTTCCCCGTAGGGGAACCACACTACAAAATTCGCCGCAACCTCACGTTCGATTTTGTGGCCACGATGTTGCCGTTCGTTTTCCATCAGGTGCCCCACCGACAGATCACACCCAGCCGGCACGATCCGCCTCCGGAGTTGTTCGGGATGCCGCCCGGGATGCCGCTGCCCCCGTCGCCATTGGCGGCGCAGGATAAGACGCGGGCATGGTTGATGCAGTGGTGGTTGAACTACACGCCCTCCGAGTACGACTACCGGGGTGAGTGCCGCCGAAGCCTGATCGAAGCGTTAGTCAAGGGCCGGGGCATCCAGTGGATCGAGATGATCGAGGGTACTAGTGGGCTGATCCCCGCGGCCAAGTATGGCAGCGTCAACGGGTTACTTGTCGACCCCGACGCCGATCGTATCGACGAGGCTGGATGGATCTCTCGCGACCGGCGAGCGAGTGTCTGGCGACTGGCCGAGATGTACGGCATCCCACGAGAGGAACTCAGCGCCCGGCATAGGAGCCAGCAGCAGCAAGCGGTACTCGACGACGAAACGCCCATCGTCACGTCGGAGCGTAGCGAGGAGGAGCGGGATGGCGATGTAGTCGAGTACAGGGAGGTGTGGACCCGGGGGCTGGGGTTGGGGCAGAAGTTGCTGGGTGGCGGCGATCACCTGCGGGCATTGGACCAGGGGCTAGATCGGCTCAGCGCGATCGTCGACTCGCTCAATCAAAACTGCCACCTCGTGATTTCACCCGGAACCCCTTACCCCTTGAATCTCCCACCCTGGGTGTTGGAGACGGCCACCGATGCCGAGATAAAGGCACGGCTGGAGTGGCCCATTCCATTCCATGCGGAGCGATCCAACCCTTGGCCGTTTGTGCCCTGCGATTTCTACCCGCACACCGACTCGCCGTGGGCCCAGTCGCCGCTGGAAGCCGCGCTGCCGTTACAGGAGTTCATTGACCGGGGGTACTCGTTCCTGATGGGGCGGGTGCGTGCGACCAGTAAGCTCGGACTGGTAGTTGACGCGGGCATGGAGCAAGCCTTCGAGGAGTGGTTGGCTACCGGCAGGGACTTGGAGATTGTTCCACTGAAGGGGCGAGCGGCGGAGGATCTGTCGAAAGGGTTTGCCCAGATAGAGTTCAAGCAGATCCACCAGGATCTCCTGAAGGTGATTCAGATGGCAGAGATTGCGTTTGAGAAATCCACCGGCATGACGGCCCTCCTGCAAGGTGCCCAAGGTGCCACTCAGATTCGCTCGGCCAGTGAGGCGCAGATTCGCCAGGGGCACAGCATGAACCGCCCCGAAGATTTCTCGGAGAGTGTCGAGGACTGGCAGTCCAGGTTGTCGCGAGCCGAGGGGTTTGCGACCCGGGTGTTGGTGCCTGGGAGCGTTGTGGCCCCGCTGTTCGGCGAAGCCCCCCAGCAGTTGCCGCAGACAATGATGGGGCCGCAGGTGGGACGGTTTACGCAGCTTTGGCAACAGTTGGTCAACGCGCCGCCCGACCTGGCGGCGGCCGAACTGTCGTACAAGATCGAGGCCGGCACCGCCCAGCGGAAGAACAAGCAGGCCATGATCGGCAACGCTGAG